TGGTTCGATTCCACTGATCCTCATTGGATATACATACCGGGAGTGTATCCATCCCTTATTCATAGAATCCTCCTCGGTGGGATGTATCCAGTGGTGTGGATATACTATACGCTAGCAAGTATGCAGGTTCGATTCCATGCCTTACTATTAATAAGAGAGTGGTGGTATCTCTACGGAGACCATTGCGGAGATCAGTCTGATGACTGGTCTTTTTATTTTGGAGAAAAGGATTAATTTAATGATTGATTTAAAACAAGGTGATTGTTTAGCTTTAATGAAAGCTATTCCGGATGGTTCGGTTGACATGATTCTATGTGATTTACCTTATGGAACGACAGCTTGTAAGTGGGATAGTATTATTTCCTTTGATTTATTATGGGAACAATACGAAAGGATTATAAAGGATAACGGTGCTATTGTGTTAACTGCGAGCCAGCCATTTACGAGCTCGCTGGTTATGAGCAACCCGAAAATATTTCGCTATCAATGGTATTGGAACAAAAACAAAGTAACGGGGTTCGCTAATGCAAAAAAACAGCCTTTAAGAAACGTGGAAGATATAGTTGTTTTTTATAAAAAATTTCCAACATATAATCCTCAAGGGCTTATTGAAATAAATAAAACCAAAAAGAATGGTAATTCAGTAGGTGGAGAAACACTAAGAAGGAACATAGAAGATAGTTCTGGAAAGGGTTTGTTGAGAACGAGTGGACATACTTACGTTCAGAAATACACTAATTATCCCCGTCAAGCGTTGTATATCAATAGTGAAAGTAAGACAGTGCATCCAACTCAAAAACCAGTAAAGCTACTTGAGTATCTGATTAAAACATACACTGACGAAGGCGATGTAGTTCTTGATAATTGCATGGGGTCAGGTTCAACAGGAGTAGCGGCAGTTAATCTTAATCGTGATTTTATTGGTTATGAATTAGATCAGAACTATTTCGACATAGCAACTAAGAGAATTAATGAAGCAATTGAAGATCACGAATAGTGGTCTTTTTATTTTAGGTGGTGACCAGTATCAGCAAACCAAAGAAGCTAATGTTCAAAAATGGAAAACGGGTACTGGTTGATTTTGATGAGGTGTCCCGTTCTGAATACGACAAGCAATATAATCGAAGGCGTGCCGTTGAGAAACCAGACTACCTTAAGTTTTACCATAGTACCCAGTGGCAAAAGGTGAGAGCTGAAGCCATGACCAGAGACCTTGACCTATGTGTAAGATGTGGCAATAAAGGTTATCTAGTTGATCATATTGTTCCATCAGAAGATGATTGGTCAAACAGATATGACATTGATAACTTAGAAACATTATGTAAGAAGTGTCATCAACTAAAGACTAAAAGAGAATGGACAAAGCGACACAAAGGAGTACAACGAGCTATGAAGGTACACGTTATATCAGGCTACCCAGGTAGCGGTATGGCTAGCTATGTTGCCAGTATGGTGGATACTAGTCACGATCTATTATTTGATTATGATTTGTTAATGAGTTCGTTAAATGGAAATTTAATTGAATCAATTTATTCAGACAATGACAATCAATCAAACAGTCAAGCTAAACTATCTGACATCAAGTCTAGACTTCATCAGTCCAACATAGATATCTATGAGTATGTGGAACTGATATACGAGATGATACTACGCAAGTTAAGGACAGAGCGTACGTTTAATAATGTGTGGATATTAAGAACCTTCCCAGACGAAAGACTGAAGAACTTGTTAGTCACAACTGGATATGATGTTGAGTACTTAAGACTTGATACAACAAGAGAAGAATGTACAAGAAGATTGAAGACAGTCGGACGGTACACGGACAGTATGTCTACTACTATGGACAAGATAGATAGATTAGATGATGAAGGATTGTTTGATGATTATAAATTGATAAAAACAAAAAAAAGAAAAAAATAAAAATAATTTATTGTTTGTGCAATGTAATTTCAGACAATTTTATTTTATTAATTTTTTAAACAGAAAAAAATATCGCCGTAAATCTCTGTACCCTATGGGAGAGTAGGTAGACCTACCCCCACCAAAAAAATCGGGGGTGAAGATTTGGGGCACGATTGAACACACGCCCCCTTTTTTGCGAGCGAAATTCTATTTAATAAGCTTTTAAAGTGGGGACTAAACCCCATATATTGCCAAAAGTGGGGACTAACAGAAAGGAGTGATGCTTATGGCTGGTAAAGGTGGAAGATATAGGCTGTTAGAGCAGTCTAAGGCTAATCTAACTAAGCAACAACAAGAAGCCAAATACAATGCCGAAGTGTTAGCTTCTGATGGTTACAAGATGTTGCAACCTACACCCCCAAATCGGCTATCTGGAGTTGCCAAAGCAGAATGGAAGAGAATCGTACCAGACCTGCGTAACCTTCCTATAAGAGCTGTGGATAGGGCAATGGTGGAACAATATTGTGTTTGGTATCAGCAGTTTGATGAGATCAATAGTGCACTTGATGATGTGGATGACATGAACGATCGTATCACGTTGATTAATGCACTAGATAAGATATCAAAAAACATTCGTTCCGCAGCGTCTGAAATTGGATTAACTATTGATTCCAGAATGAGATTGAACATACCAAAAGACACCAAGAAACAGAACAACTTAAAAGAAATATTTGGATAGGAGGGATACCAGTTGGTAGAAACATTTGAAGATTATGTTGAACAGATACTAAACGGTGATATTCTCTCCTGCAAGTCAGTATTAAATGCTGTTAAAAGACATGAAAAAGACGTCAAAAAGTCCGAAAATAGTGACTTTCCGTACATTTTCGACAAGAAAAAAGCACAAAAAGCCGTTAGATTTATTGAAATGCTGCCCGACCCTAAGGGTGATAACCACAAACTAGCAGGTTTTCAGAAGTTTATTATCGAATCTATCTATGGTTGGGTACGTAAAGACAACCATGACTTGCGTAGATATCATAAAGTTTTCGTGTCTATGGCAAGAAAGCAAGGAAAAACGCTACTTATAGCCGGTATTATCCTTTATGAATTCTTGTTTGGTAAGAATCCTGCACGTTCAAGACAAATATTCTGTACTGCTAACGACAAAGAACAAGCAAAAATTGCATTTGAGATGGCTCGTAAACAGTTAGATCAGTTACGTGCTAAGTATCCAGACGTCAAGAAGTCAACTAAGCGAATTAGAGAGCTACTTGTTAACCTTGATGATGATTCTTATGTACGTCCGCTCTCTCGTGATACGGGGGCGACTGATGGTTTTGAACCATATCTGGGAGTGTTAGACGAATATGGAGCAAGTAAAACATCAGAGATGATGGAACTGCTTGAATCTGGTCAAGGTCAGCTTGATAATCCGTTGATAGTAATTATATCCACGGCTAACTTTAATATGAACGCTCCTATGTTCACTGTGGAATATCCACGTGCCAAGGAAATCCTTAAAGGCGAGATAGAAGACGACCAGTATTTTGCGTTCATAGCCGAGCAAGAATCTATTGATGAGATTGAAGATCAATCCACATGGATTAAAAGCAATCCACTACTGGAGGTTAAGTCGGTCAGTGGCAAGCTTACAGAATACTTAAGTAAGCGCTGGGAAGTAGCCAAGCAAACTGGTGAAAAGAATGCTGTTCTGGTCAAGAATTTCAACATGTGGAGGCAAGCAGAAGAGAATTCATATATTGATATTGAAAGTTGGAAAAACGCCGTAGCAGACGAAATGCCATCCATCCACGGTCAACGTGTTTGGTTTGGTGTGGACGTTGGTAAGAGTTCTGACTTATATGCAATCTCGTGGATGTATCCAGTTGAAGGCGTTTGGTATTCTGACAATTATTCGTTTGTTGGAACGAAGTACGGGCTTGATGCAAAAATCAAACGTGACCGTATGGACTATCGCCGTGTGGAAGAAAAAGGTGAATGTGAGATCACTACGCTTGAATCTGGTGTTATTGATAACGAACGTGTTTATGAATGGCTAGATAATTTTATTGAAAGTAACGATATTCAAGTACAAGGTATCATGTACGACCCTTATCAATATGGACCACTGTTAACACTTATCGAAAAGAACCACCCCGAATGGCAACAGATAACGATTAGGCAGGGAACAATGACACTCTCAATGCCAACAAAGCAATTCAGAGATGACGTTCTGGAAGGAAAGATAAAACATTCTGGCAATGAGATTTTAACGAATGCTGCCAACAACGCTGTTACCATGACTGACAACAATGGTGTAAGAATCGACAAGAATAAGTACAGTAATAAAATTGATGCGCTTGATGCATTGCTTGATGCTTATGCTATCTGTTTTACAGAGAATATCGAGAACTTTTTAACAGACGATTATGTTATGTCTGATGATTTTGGATTTTAGGTGATTATATGAAAAAAATATTATCGGTTATATTTGACTGGTTAATAATTAATGTGCCACAGATATTACTTATCTGTGGTTTTTTGTTGCTTGTTATTGCAGGCTTCAAGATCAATACGATTGCCGGTTTGATAGTATCCGGCATTGAACTAATCGTAATTGCATACCTATCAGATAGGAGGTAAATAAATGGCCTTTTTTAGAAGTTTAAACACTAGCCCAGATGACTGGGCGGGTCAGTACTTGAGTGATGGAATACTGCCAAGCATCTCACGTGGAAGCACTGTTGGTATCGGTGCTTTAAAGAACTCTGATGTTCTAACAGCTGTATCAATTATTGCTGGTGATGTTGCTCGGTTTCCAATCCTTGAATTTGAGGACAAAGATGATGCATTCGTGGAAGATGATGAAGTTACTTATTTATTAAATAAGAAGAGTAGTGAAATCATATCGGCATATACGTGGAAGTTTGCCATGGTCGCTAATGCAATTCTTACTGGTAATGCTTATTCACGTATCAAACGTGACCCACGTAAGCGAGGACCACAAGCACGTAAGCCACTTGAGTTTGAATTTTTTGCACCATCTCAAACAAACATCAATCAGATCAATACCACATCTGGTGCTAAATATGTTTATCAATTTACTCCAGATGATGGACGTAGCATGATTGAATGCAAGCCAGAAGATGTGATACATATGAAATTCTTCTCAACTGATACTATTTTAGGTCGCTCCCCACTCTTATCGTTGGGGGATGAGATGAATCTTCAAAGTTCAGGAGTTAATACGTTATCCAAGTTCTTTAAGAGTGGATTAAAGAGTGCGGTTCTTGAAGTACCTGGTTCGAGATTGAACAAGAAAGCTCGTAAGAAGATTCGAGAAGACTTTGAATATGCACAGTCTACTGGTGGCAATGCTCCAGTGATAATTGATTCCACAATGAAGTACACGCCTATTGAAGTTGATACCAACGTTTTGAATTTAATCAATTCAAACAACTGGTCAACCAATCAAATTGCTAAGGCTTTGCGTATTCCTGCATTCAAACTTGCCGTTAACTCGCCTAACCAATCAGTAAAGCAGTTGCAAGAAGGATATGTTAAGTACGATCTTCCGTTTTACTTAACGCCTATCAAGCAAGAATTAATGCTCAAACTGTTGTCTGATGAGGATAGACACAATAGATACTTTGATTTTGACGTGTCTAAAGAAATCGGCATGACTGTTGCGGATATTGCCACCCTTCAGCAAAACGGTATTTACTCGAACAATGAAGGCAGACGTGAATTAGGCAAGAAACCTATTGATGACCCTAATATGAATCGTTATCAATCTTCATTGAATACCGTATTCCTTGATAAAAAAGAAGCTTATCAAGACCAGAAGGGGGGTGAGGGAAATGAATCAAACACGGGAATTAAGAACGATACAATCTAAGGTTGAGTTACGAAGTGATGAAGAAACAAACAGCAATGTGATTGAAGGCTATGCGTTGAAATTTGATAAACGCTCCAATCCATTGGGATTTGGTAATGTTTTTGTGGAAACTCTAGACAAACGTTGTTTAGATAATACAGACATGTCCAACGTAGTTGCTACTTTTAACCACGATCAATCTCAAGTGTTAGGGCGGTCGGGCGTTAATCTTGAAATGAACGTTGATGACGTTGGATTGAGATTTAAGGTCACACTCCCAGATACAACACTTGCTCATGATGTACTTGAAAATATTAGATCGGGTATTATCAATCAATGCTCATTTGCATTTGATATGCCAGATGATGATACTGCCGACACATGGAAGCGTAGTGATATCGAAGGCGTAGATTATGAACGCCGTATCAATAACATTGCGCACTTGTATGATGTATCAGTAGTTACCACACCTGCATATTCAGATACGAATGTATCCGTTGGTGCAAGGTCACTTGAGAAAGTTAAGGCTATCAGAGAATTGCCACTGCTCAAGAAACGTGATGAATTATTGCGTGAGTTAAAAATTTCAGAAATTAAAGAAGCTATCCAAGATTAATTGGATGGCTATTTTTATTGCCTAATGTAGGCGGAAAGGGGTCATATATGACACTCGACGAAAAAATTCGTTCATTGCAAAATGACATTCAAAACATGCAAGAACGTAAAACAAAATTAGTACAAGAAACAAGAGCATTGTTAGATGCTGAAAAACCATCAGATGATGATATTAAAAACGCTGATGCAAAAGCTAAAGAAGTAAAAGATTTGAATATTGAAATCAAGTCTAGAAACGAAACACTTGCATCATACAAGGCTGTTGCAAACGACAAGCAAGAACAAGGACTAGAACGTTCACTCAAGCGTGGAAACACAGAACTACGTTCAGCATTGAATACATATCTACATACTAAAGGTGCTGTACGTGATGGCTTAACAAGTCCAGATGCTGATGTAACTATCCCAGAGGACATTGTTTACAATCCAGAATCAGAAGTTAAATCAGTTACTGATTTATCAAAATTAGTACAACACTTTAAAGCCAATACTGCTTCTGGTAAATATCCTATTTTGAAACGTGCTACTACTGGACTTGTATCAGTTGATGAACTTGCTAAGAATCCAGAGTTAGCAAAACCACAATTCGAAACAGTGAACTGGGAAGTTAAGACATATCGTGGTACTATTCCTGTATCAAACGAATCTATTGCTGATTCAGCTGTTGACTTGCTGGCTATCGTGTCACAAAACGCACAAGAACAAAAAATCCATACAACCAACTCTGTAATTGCTACAGCATTGCAAAGCTTCACAGCTAAAGACGTTGCAGGCGAATCAGTTGACGATATTAAACACATTATCAACGTTGATCTTGACCCTGCATATCAAAAGGTAATTATTGCCAGTCAATCATTCTATAACTACTTAGATACATTAAAAGATGGCAACGGACAATACCTATTACAACAACCAATCGTAGACGGTTCATCAGTTAGATTATTAGGTATCCCAGTCACAGTTGTGGAAGATACAGCACTTGGCAAAGCAGGAGAAGCACATGCTTGGGTCGGTGATATCAAGCGTGCAATCATCATGGCTGATAGATTAGATATCCAAGTACGTTGGGTTGACAATGAAATTTTTGGTCAATACTTGCAAGCCGCAACACGTTTTGACGTTAAAGTTGCTGATAAAAAAGCTGGTTACTTCTTAACACAAAAGGCTTCAACTCCCAGCGCCTAGCCCAGATAAAACAGTAGAACCAATTACACGGGCGATTGATGAGAACTCTACTGTTGCAGAGATAAAAGCATATTTAGATAGTCAAGGTATTACTTACGCAAGTGGCGATACAAAAGCCACATTGCTTTCAAAGATTGGGGGTTAGCTTATGGCAGACCTACTTAATAAAGAGCAATTTGCAACGTTAAAAAACTACTGCAAAATTGACCAATCATTTGATGATGATGTTTTAAAACAGTTAGTTGATTCTGGTTCAATTGAAATTGCACGAGCTATTGACACTGATCTTACTCCCACTGAACTCATTAAGGATAGCCGTTTTTTTGTGGCACTCATGAAGTATGTGGAAGAAGATTACTACTATCGTGGCACAGGTTCAGAAGTCATGCGGTTTCCGCTCCAAAATAAAACGGTCGTTAATGTCATTAATCAGCTCCGTACCGAATTAGGGAGTGATAAATAATGAGATTGACACACATGACTGAACGTATTGAATTCATCTCTAAGAAGCCAGACGTTACAGAATTTGGTGTACCTACTGAAGAAAAAAGCACCACAGAATATTCCTGCTGGGCGGAACTATTGAACACACCAATGCGGGAGTTTCGTGACCCAACTACTAAGGTTGGTATGCGTAAAGAATTGCCTAACTTTGCTATCAAGTTTGAGATCGGTATTCCTATTGATTCAATGTGGCACGTTATTTGGCGTGGTAAAGAATACGAGATAGATAGTATTGATCCAGACTATGGCAAACGCAACGTCACAAAGATAGCTTGTAAGGCGGTGGAATAGATGACTGTAACAGGTATCGAAGAGATGTTGAACAACGTTAAAACACTAGAAGCTGGATTTGATAGGAAAGCTAGAAAGTCAGTACGTGAAGGCGCTAGATTTTTTGGCGAGCAACTTGCAGAAAACACCCCTGTTTCACCAATTGACCACAGTGGCAAGGGACATCTTAAACAACATATGAAGGTTAGTAATGTGTCCATCAAGACTGGTGAGTATCAAGCACCAGTTGGTTACGACAAGGTCAAAGGTCCAATTGCTCACTTTCCTAACTCGGGTACATCTAAGCAAGAGCCACAGCATTTTATTGAGGAAACTCAAGAACAGACACGTGGTCAAGTACTACAAATTTTTAAGGATAATTTACAAGTATGACAATTTCAGAATATGACGTATATAAGTTTTTAAACCAAAGCACTTCATTGACTGATTTTATGAATGATGTAAGAGGTAAGCGACTATCTAACAATCCAATATTTGTGGGTACACCAGTCAATTCGTTTGTTCAGAACAAGAATGCGCCGTGGATAAGAATTACATCTATCCCAGGAGATTTGGCTGACTATGCTGATGATGAACGAATTATCGAATATCCACGCTTTCAGATTGATTTTTGGATAGTTAAAACCAAAGCTCAAGAATCAGTTGATATGGAACGGTTGATATATAAGTTGATGCGTTCATTTGGATTTGAACGCTATTACAAATATCGTGCTACCGATCCAGACATGACGGACCTACTTATGGTTCAAAGTAATTATGAATTTCAAGGACTTGCTTAATCAGTAAGTCCTTTTTTTATGCAAAAAAATATTAAATAAATGAGGTATTAATAATGGGAACAGTTAAATTTGGTGCATCACATTTCAGTTACGGTTTAGTTGAAAATGATTTTGTGCCTGGCGAAGAAAAAGCACTTCCAGGCTTAACAGAAGTTAAGATGGATCTAAAAAATGAATTGAAATCAATCGCTGCAGATGATGGTCCTTACGTTGTTCTTTCTGGTGGTATTTCAGAAGCAACACTAGACGTAAAAATTTATGATATTACATCAGATGCACGTAAAGATTGGTTTGGTATCAATGTTAAGAAAGGCGTTGAATTGTACAACAAGAACCTTGTACCTAATGATATCGCTGTAGTATTCAAGACTAAGATGGAAGACGGAAAAGGTGTCTGGGTAGGAATGCTCAAAGGTAAGTTCTCACTTCCAGGAATCGATACTAAGACTGTTGACGGAACACCAGACCCACAAGCAGATGAATCAACTGGTACATTTGCACCTCGTGGAGATGCTGATGATGGCATGATGGTTGTTATCGGTCGTGAAGACAGTGAAGAGTTTGATCTTGCTTCATTCAAACAATACGTATTTGCTAAGAGTGAAGATGATTTGAAGGCCTTAGACGAAATTCCCAGTGAAGCCTAGTGATTTATCAGTTGGCTCAATAAAGCAGTCATCCGTTGTGGTCACTGATAAAAACGGTGACTCACAGTCACACATGGGCGAAAATTTACAATTAAAAACACCATCAGATTTAATTAATGGTGCGGTTGGGAATTTTAGTATTAAGATTGATAATCTTAAGCCAAACACTGCATATGAAAATATGTATAGTATCCGTTGGTACAACCCTGGTACTCAACTATTTAGTGAATATGTGGATGTGCCTAGATTTAAGACGTTGATGATTAAACCAGTTGCCATTGATTCCAATAAGGTCACGGTTACACCGTATCCAGACCATGTGGTAATTAAAGATGGAACAACTAGAGATTTACAAGTTGAAGAGGCTACTCTAAAAGCATTCAAGGTTTCTGATGGTAGTATCGTTGCTAGTTCAAGCAACAATACTATTTCAATTCCAGATTTGACCATGGAGACGGCTTACACTGACCAATATGGAATTTATTGGGAGAACAGTGTTGGTAAGACTTCCAAGGTCACTCTGGACTTTACTACTACTACTACAAAGCCTGTAGATATTGACCCAAGTAAGATCAATGTCGAGGTAGCTCCATACAGTGTAGTAATTAAAGACTTAACACCACGAGAGACATCTAGCAAAGAGTTAACACTACACATCTATGATGTTTCAACTGGTAAAGATATCAATAGTTCATCTACTGGTGTCAATTCAGTACAGCTTACAGGATTGACTCCAGAAACTTCATACGATAGTAAGTATGGATTGTATTGGACTAATGCAGGTGGAACAAGTAAGCGTGTAACGTTCATGTTTACAACTGCTAAGTTACCTAAACCAGTTGACATTGATCCAGATAAAATAACTGTTGTACCAATTACAAGAGGTGCAGTAATTACTGATAATACATCAAGAGATACTAAATTTGAAAAGTCACAAATGCATTTATATAGAGTATCAGACGGAGTAGTCAGATATGATGCTCCTGGTGACAAACTAAATGTAGTAGAGGCTTATGGATTGAATCCTGAAACCGCTTATATCGAGAAATATGGTATTTACTGGTCAAACTCAAGTGGTGAATCGAATCGTGTAAAAGTATCATTCACAACTTTAAGTGATACGACTAAGAGTGACACAACCACAGACGACACAACCACAGAATAATTTTTAAAAGCATACTCCCTTACTGGTAGCGGATGGCGGTCGGAATACAAATATTTAAATCGAGACGAAATGTCTCGGCTTTTTTTATAGGAGAAATCAATGGTATATAAAATTAAATTGCGAATTGATGGCAAGCTTGAAGAATTTAAACGAACAGAGCCACCATATTTGAAGGAAATCACAAGAGCTTTGATTTTACAGCAACATCAAGTGGCTATGTATCAAGATGATGATGGTCCAACTGATAAACAATTTTTAAAGAATTCAGAAGAAGTGGCCGATTTTGCTGTTAATTTCTGGAACAATCAGTTCTCACGTCAAGATGTTTTAAACGGTGCTGATGGAAAGGCTATGACAGAAGTTTCCAAAGCTATTGATGATGCACTTGGAACACCTGACGCTGATGAAGTTGATGAAGGTAAAGCAAAAAAATAACAAAGCAATCACTTACGGATTCGCTCGATAATATCGATAGTTTTTACAAAAGTATGATGCAACAGGATTACAAGTTGTCTGATTTAGACAAAATGACTATGGATGACGTCCACAGGTTGAACCATATTTACGAAGAGAAAGAAACTACTATCGATAGAGCGTTCCCGTTCTTGTTTGCTTAAAGAAAGGGGTTAGAATATGGCAGGAAGCTTAGGACATTTAGCCGCAACGGTCACTTTAAACATCGACCCGTTTAAACAATCTTCTGCTGCACTAACTTCCACAATCAAAAATACAAAAGCCGCTTTAAAAGCTCAAGATGCTGCCGCTAAAGCATACGGGCATAGTTTGAATGGCTTGAAAGCCAAATATTCAACAATGCAACAGCAAATGCGGAACTATCAAGCACGGTTGAAAGAGCAAAAAGCAACTTACGCTAGACTATCCAAACAAACAGCCTCAACGTCTTAAGAACAAGAGAAGTTAACACGTAGACAACAAAACGCCGCTGCTCAAGTTAACAAGACAAAGGCAAATATGATACAGTTGGATGCTGCAATGCAAAGCACAAATAAGCAAATTGTGTTGCAAAACTCTGGTTGGCAAAAAGCTTCTGAAAAACTAGGTACATTTGGTAATAAAGCCACACGTGTCGGTCAAAAAATGAGTGCAGTCGGAACGACCATGACTACACGAGTTACCGCACCAATCGTTGCAGGCTTTGGTTACGCTGCTAAATCAGCTATTGATTTTAATTCACAGATTGCTAACATTGCACCGCTTCTGAAAGCTAATGGTGAGAGTGCATCTCAAGTTAAATCAGAGATGACACAAATGTCTGATGCAAGTAAGAAATGGGCAACAGAGTATGGTATTTCAACTAATAAGATCAATGCTGGTATGACAGAGCTTGTAAAGCGTGGATATTCAGCCAACCAAACAATGGGAGCAATGCCTTCCATATTGAATGCTGCCAAAGCTTCTGGTGACGACTTCAATGATGTTATGACTGTTTCAACTTCAACACTTGAACAGTTTGGCTTGAAGTCAAAAAGTACAGCCGGAATGCTTAAGAATACTGAACGTGTTACTGACAGTTTGACTTATACAGCTAATGCAACCGCTGCAGGATTTACTGACATGGGTGATGCCATGACTTATGTAGGTCCTACAGCACATGCTGCCGGTATTAGTTTGGAAGAAACAGCGTCAGCAATTGGTTTAATGAGTAATCAAGGTATTGAAGGTTCAGTTGCCGGTATTGCATTGCGTTCAGCATTAACACGTTTGATGAAGCCATCTAAACAGAATGCAGCAGGCTTTAAAGAATTAGGCATTAATGTGGCTGATTTCAAGAATCACTCTCTAACTCTCCCTGAAATTTTGAATAAGATCAAAACTAACACGGCGGGATGGACTAAAGAGCAACGTGCAGCCGCTATTGCTACTGCATTTGGTACACAAGCCCAGGCAGGTATGAATGCGTTGGTTTCCGAAGGTGGTGGTGCTTTAACTGACCTGACTAAGAAGACTAAAGAAGCTAGTGGTTCGACTAAAGAAATTGCTGATACCATGAACAATACATCAGCCTCCAAAATTGCAAGATTTAAAGAATCATTACACGTCTTAGCCATCACGGTTGGTGAGAAGTTAACACCTACACTTATGCCACTAGTCAAAGATTTAACCAATGTGGTAAAGAAGTTCAGTGAGATGGATTCATCCACACAACAGACCATTATCAAGACAGTTGCGCTGACCGCTGCCATTGGTCCAGTGCTTGGTATCTTTGGAAAACTTACTTCTACCGTTGGTAGAGCTTCCACAGCTTTATCAGTTGTAGCTGGTGGTTTTGCAAGATTTAAAGCCGCAGGAGAATTGGGAGCAACTGGCGCACAAAGATTTAAGTCAATGCTTAGTAAAGGTGCATTTGAAGCTACTAATTTTGCAGGTAAAACTGGTACTGCTGCTAAAGCTGCAACTGCCGTTGGAACAGAAGCAGTCGCTGGTTCTAAAGGTGCAGGATTACTAGGCAAGATGCTAAGCGGTGCAGGTTTAGCTGCAACTGGTGCATCAAGTGCGATCGTTCCAGTTGGTTTGGCAATTGCAGGTACTACCGCTGTTGTAGCTGGTGGTGTCTGGGCTTGGAACAAGTGGGGCAAACAAGCAGTTGAATCAGCCAAAGAAACCAGCAAGTGGGGAACTACTGTTGGTAAGAAAGCTGATACAGCACTCACCCACATGAAAGATTTTAATGGCCAAGCAAGTCAAGCATTAAAAGAATTTGATGGTAATGCCAGTGAGAGCGCAAGTTCTATTGGTAAGTCATTTAAAGGCATGTCTGACCAAATTAGTCAAACAGCTGATGACGCTAATAAGAAACTTACCGAAGGCCTAAAGGGGTTGCCAGATGATGTTGCTAAAATAGTTAGTAAAGCTGCGGAAAAGCAAAAGAAAAACAATGAGAAAATTAAAAAGAACGCTAAGCAAACTAGTGACAACGTTAATGACATTGTTAAAAATGCTGCAAAAAAACACCGTGGGTACACTGATGACGAAAATCAATACATTCTGAATTCCAAGAAGAAAATGAATGATGATGAGATTAAACTTCTAGGTCTTTCAGGCAAGAAGAAAACTCAAATTCAAAAAATATTGAGTGAAGACACCAAGAACATAACTAAAAAAGAAGCTGGAAACAAATTAAGAACACTTGAAGCTTCTATGAACAAAGAACAAGCGGCGTACAAGAAACAAGCTAAGCAGATTAAAGCACTATACAAGAACCATTTTATTAAGAACAAAAAAGATTATAACAAAGCAATGTCCAAGCTTGATGAAGACCAAGAAAAATCTATGAACAAGCAAGGCAAGAAATATGTTGAGCTTGGAAAAATAGCAGAGCATCAAGTTGGGAGTATTCAAGCGTACTTGAACTCCATGGGAATATCGTATGAAGATGCTGCTAATTACACTGAAAAAGCCGCAAAGAAAGTATCCACATCCAACTCACGTATTGCAGATACAGCTTCTAAGATGTCTAAAATTACTAAGAGTGCCGGCGAGCAGTGGAACAAAATGGTCCTTGACCCTAAGACTGGTCGTATCAAGACTGATGCACAAAAAACTATCAATGATACAGCCAAGACTGGTATGGGTTGGGCACAGCTTCAATTCGAGCTTAAACATGCAAAAATCACATCAAATGCTAAATCAATGATTGGTGAAGCAGCAATACAGTCTGGACGTTGGAATGACCTTCCTTGGAAAGAAAAGGAAACAATGATTCGTGTACAAGGCGATGAAGATTTAACCAAGGTTGTAAAACATATTGACAACTGGGATAAGCTCACACCCAAGCAACAAACTGCAATTGTACGTGCCAAAGGACAAAAAGAATTGTCTATTGCTATGATCAATGCCGGCGAGTGGAACGATATGTCCATGAAAGACAAGCAAGCATTGGTTAATACTTCTGGTGAGAAAGATTTAGTAGATTTACTAACTAAAACTGGTACGTGGAATAACCTAAGTATGGAAGCTAAGGAAGCTGTTGTTACTGGTAAAGGTAATGCGGAAGTTGTTGATCAATTGAAAAATATCGGAGAGTGGAACAACCTCGACCCTAAGCAAAAAGATTTGATTATTAACAACAAGGCTAGTCGTAAAATTGTGGATGCATTGATTGATGCAGGACAATGGGACGGCTTAACACTTGACGAGAAAAATGCTGTTGTACGTGACGATGCGTCTGGTAAATTGATTGGTGCTATGGTTAAGGCTGGTGTATGGCAAGGACTTAACTTGGAAGACAAGAACGCTATCGTTCACGATAAAGCAACTGCTAAGCTTGTCCAGCCACTTTATCAAGCAGGACTGTGGAATGGATTAGACGTTAAGGCTCATGATGCGATTATCAATGATAAAGCTTCTGCACCGGTTGTTGCAGCAATGGTTAAAGCTGGAACGTGGAATGACCTACCAGTTGATGAAAAAGATGCCATTATTAATTCAAAGAATTCCGCAACTGATTTAGGTAATTTGATTGGTTCATATGTTTCATTCAATCAAATGCCAGAAGCTCAAAAGAATATCATTGTTAATTCTGATGATGCCATGGCTAAATTCTTTGATGCAGGCAATACACTCACTCGCTGGAACATGTCTAAAGCGAATAAGAAAAAACTAACAGCTGAAAACCAAGACGTTTTGGAAAAGACTAAAAAGGGTGAAAGAGCAGTCGGTACATATAACGGAAAACCTGTTATTATCAAAAAACTCAGAGGTGACAAAGCTCAATTAATTGGTGAGATCAATGATTCAAGTGATGCTATCAACAAGCACAATAAGAAGAAAGTTGATACCAAAAAATTCAAGGGTGATGCCGAAGACGTCAAAAAGAAATCCAAGGAAAGTACGGATGCCGTTCAAAGACATAATAACAAGAATGTTGATACCAAAAAGTATAAAGGTGACGCTTCAAATAACAAGCAAGCTTCTAAAGAATCACAAGATGCCGTCCAAAGACACAATGATAAGAATGTAAAGGATAAGAATTTTAAAGGGCATGATAATACATCAGGGCCAGCTAGTTCAGCTATTGGTGCTATTTCAAACTGGAATAGACAAAATCCAGTTACTCATTTCTTTAAAACTATTGTTCAAACTATCAGAGGTCACGCCAAAGGTACTAACGATTCTGGTGAAGAAATTGCAATGGTCAATGATGAACGTGGTTCAATGTTCCGTGAGTTGATCAAACTTCCAACTGGCGAACAATTTATTCCACAAGGACGTAATGTCATGGTTACACTTCCAAAGCATTCGCAAGTTGTCCCTGCTCGGGAGACTAGCAGAATGTTTGGCGGTATCAAACAATATGCAAACGGAACACCAGGATATTCCAAGGTGGTCAACGACTTTACCACATTGAATTCTGGACTGACTGACTATTCGAACAGTACGACGAACACCAATAATTCTGATAACAGTAAGTTAGTAAACAATCAGAATATCAAAGTTAACGTAACTGTTAATGGTTCTGGTGGAGATGGTCAACAGATAGGTCAACAAACTGCTGACATCATTGAGCAAAAATTAAGAGAGATATTTAATAATCAAAGTACTGCATTTGGAGGTGGTTCAATAGCATGATTTTAAAAAAAGGTAACTTTTATATTAATGGTAAAAATGGTATTGAAGATCTACACGCAATACTTGAGAACTACCCAACTATCAATATCCCAAAACGAAAAAAATCCCTCACATCTATTGAGGGTGGAAACGAACAAATCATTCTAGATGAAGGTGCTTATGATAATCGAGAGATAGATCTCAATATAATTGTTCGTGCCTATGATGAAGAAGACCGTACATTGCGCTTGTCAGCACTATATTCAGCGTTTGACACTGATAAATATATTAGTTTCATGCACTACGGCGAACCTAACTATGAGTATTTAATTTCTAACGCAGAAGTTGTTACATCTAGTAGATTAACAAGAACGAGTTATTATTCAGAAGTTAAGATAAAACTTACAGCCAAAGCATTCAAGCAGTACCGTCCAGACGAATCAGTAACTGTGAATGGTACTACTAAAACGTTCAACCGTTTTAATTATGCTTCTAGGCCATTGATCCACTTCTTAAATTCTGGGACAACAACCATTGCAATCAATGGCAAACCTTATACGTTTGGTCCACTGCCTAGTGGTGGCGCTTGGGTCGATTGCGAAGAATCACAGCAAGACGTGTACAACGGTAATACTATTGTTGAGAATGCTTTCAACGTGGGTCAAGAATTCCCAAGCCTGCCACCTGGTATCGTAACTATTACTGCAGGTAACGCAGTCGTATATCCTAGATGGAGGACGATTTAATGAAACCTATTTTATATCGAGATTACAAAGCAAAGGATGTTGTTGGCTCAATCTCTGATGCATATAATCAGTCAGTTCATGAAGTATTGAACGGTGAGTACACGGCAACATTTACTATTACTAGAAATTCAAAATACTTTAAATTAGTAAAACCAGAAATGTTTGTTCGTATCGCCGTCAATGCTAACGACAGCGATATTTTTATTATCACTAAAACTGATACTAAAAACCCTGGAACAATGACTGTGACGTGTAATCAAATCACTATGATGACGAACGACAATTATATGCGTGGAGATCTAACCACAGATTATAAAACGGCGAGTGCCATTATATCAGAGATGAGAGATAAGCTAGACTTGCCCTCACAGTCGTTTACGTACAGTACTGACATCAGTAAGAATGCTGGTAAGACTGACGTCACTTATTCTAACCAGAACCCAGGACAAATTATGGTAGGGGCTAACAATTCGTTAGCCTCTATTTTTAATGGTCGTGTCGTCCGCAAGGGCAATAACATGAAGTTAACCAGTTATAACACTGGTAATTCAATTGACCTGCGTAGGGGTAAAAATATCTCTGGTGTGTCTATCGAAAAGAATATCGATAAGCTAACTACTTCTATAGTAGGCTGGTTCACCATGAAGGATATCGAAGGAACGACTGGAGATGAAACGCATGTAACACAGAATCACAAACAATATTCTCCAGAAGTTAATTCACCGTACAAGGGAAAATATAATCTTCCACACCGTAAGTATATTGACTACTCAAGCCGTGTGGAGAATATCCCAGACTTGATTGATGTATCCAAACAGTATTTTAAAGAGAATCCTGGTATTGATTTACCAACGTACACTATCACTATTGATAGTGCAGGTAGCAACAGCAAGCGTGCCAAGATAGCCGAAGTCGGGGATACAGCTCGTATCTATGACCCCGATTACGATTTAACTACAGAACAGACTGTGACTGAACGGACATTTGATCCCGACAAGATGATAAACACGAGTTTGAAAGCTGGAACAGTGCAGCAGACTATTTTTAGATATTTGGATAAGCGTATATCTGACGCCAACAAAAAGGCTGACGATAACAAGGCACAATCTGATGATGCACTGGAAAATCAGAAGGACGATATCAATAAGATATTTGATGAAACAAACGACAAGATTGATGATGTCAACGACCTTACCAGACAGCAAAAAGAAATGCTTGAGAACTACCAGAAAGCAGTCACAGAAAAAGTTCAATCTACACAGAGAGATATCACTAACTTCATGAATTCCGGTGGTAATAACAAAATTCGTTGGATTCCTACACTTGCCGAAGCAACGCAAATGGAGATTACCACGCCGTATGGATATCTATTGATTGATGACCACGGCATGGGCTTCCACAAGAACAATGGCACTGTTATTACTGGTATGAGTGCTGATGGTAGATTTTACGCCGACAAAATTAGTAATCAAGCACTCACGTCTGTAACTATCACAGGTGCAACTATCAACGGCGGACAGATCAATGGTGTAAATATTGGTTCTGTTGGTTCTATTTATACGACACGTAATAGTTCTGGACATCAAACAATTATTAATAGTACATACGGAATCAGTACACCAGGATTAAATATGGGTACTGGCCACGGGAACATCAACAACGTAGGAACATTAACTGTATATGATGAAATTAGATTTGGAAATTCTGGAGTTAGTTTATTTTGGAATGGTAGTTACCTAGTTGCTAGAATTAATAATTCATCTGCATATGGTGACTGGCGAATTGCTGGTAAGGGAATAGATGAATAGGAGCGTAAACAATGGAACTAAATTTAGAAGCACTACACAGTATCACGCTTGAAGACGTGTTAAAGAATGTTCAATACGAAAACATGCGACTGATCAAAGATAAGGCAATGCTACAGGCACAAATTGATAAGGACGAAGAACTACTAAAAATCCTATTCAATAAGTTCCCCGAAGCATTCCCAGAAAGCTTAAGAAAGGAAGATGACGATAATGGCGCTAGAAACTCACAAGACGATTAATTTCAATGGAACATCCACTCTAGGTGGCGTGATGTTAGCACAATTCTACGGGACAATTAACCCGGATGGCTCTGTTAATGTCAATGAATCACAAATGGACAAACTATCAGCTAGTGAACAAGAAGCAGAGCAAAAAGACTTTGATGCGTTCCGTACAATGGTAAAAGAATTGGCTGGTGAAGACCATGGCGAATAGATATTCAGTAACGCTAGACGTTAACAAAGCTAAATATACTATCAATTCACCAATTGGCTTGCGTGAAGGCGATAGTGGCACGGCTACTATCGTGGCTACTATTTTGGACAATGGTGCAGCCTATTCTGGTATGACATCAGCGCAATTATTTGCACAAAAGCCAGACGGTACAGCAGTAGCTACCGACCCTGCAACTGTGAGTGGGAACACTATCACTTACAAGGTTACGAATAATCTAACTACTGCTAGTGGTCACATTGTCAACGCTTATTTTTTGATTAATAAATCTGTGTCCACAGAGAGTTTTGAAATTAATATTCAACCAAGCATCACGCTTCATGGACCTTCCACGGACTATATTCCAGGGCTAAACGACCTAACTCGTGTTTGGCAACAGACTATTAATGAATGGCAGGGGAAGTTTGATGAACTCAAGGCACAGCTTGAAAACACTGATTACTCTCAAGTTATTAAAGATTCCTTGAATAGTGCATTAGATAAAGCTAAGGAAGCATATCAAGGTGAATTTAATGCAGCAGTTGTGGATGTCAATAAAACGGTAAAAACGTTGCAAGATAAAGGTGTGGAAGCTGACACAGAGATAGCTAAATTAAAAACCAAGCAAGATAACGCTGAAACAGTTGCCGACAGCCTGCAAGCTACTGTTGACCAATTGAATAAAAAGATACTTGATATCGACAAGTGGCTAGACAGCTTACATGATGAATTCACTGCTAAGAATGAAACTTACATGAAATCTATGCAGGCTGAATTAACTAAAAAACTAGCTGACATGAAAGCCAGTTCTGACAATGCTTTGAATACTGTTAAGGGTAATATTTCCACGGCACAAAGTGACATTGATGGAATAGATAATAAAATTGTTAGTTTGAATCAAGTGCTGGCTAATGTATCTAAGAGTGTGGCAGATATTAATGTGCCACAGATCAAAGCTGATGTTGATGCAGCTAATGCCACAGCTAATAAGGCACTGACGGCTGTGGACAGCAAAGCTGACAAGACAGCATTGACCGCTAACTATGTTAAAAAATCCGAGTTAAATACGTTGGTTGATTTAACTCAAATGACGACTAACAAAAATGATATTGCTAAATTAAGAAGCGATATGGACGCTACTAAAGACCCTTATAATATTGGTGGAAGGAACTATTTATTAGACACAGGTACTTCACACATAATAAAAGGGTTAAATACAGATAATCAAAATTCGGGAGGAGATTATTATTTATCTGTTAAAAATACAGCTGCATTATTTAAGAATACTTTAAATGCCACAATTAGTTTCGATTGGGTTGCTACATCGGATGCAACAGGAAGATTTTATTTGCAGTTCAATGACAGTCCATGGGATTTTCCAGGTCAAGCCTCCATTACAGTTGACAAAAATCATTTGTCTGGACACTATTCGTATAGCTTTGCAGTACCAGAAAGCGTGAGAACAGACCACGGTGTAGCCAGTGGCGTTTGTCCAATACTAGATAATTTCGTAGGATCTATTACTTTCTCAAACGCAAAACTTGAACTTGGAACCATTCCAACAGATTGGGCACCCGCTCCAGAAGACTATGCTACTAAAGATGAAGTAGCAAAGTTCAAAGACGATTTACAAAAATATGCCGATCAAAAGATTGCCGATTTAATTGACGGAGCGCTTACCAGCTACCTTAAGAAAGCCGACCTCAAGCAAGCTAACTACGATGCAGGATTCCACAGCGATTGGTTTGGTACGGAAGCACAATACAGCAATACATCTCATGATGCTAACGTTAATTACCACACTAAGGAAGAGGGCTAATATATGGCGATTTACAACAACGGCGTTAAGTACAACGTAGCTGGATATGGCAAGGAATATGTTGGCAGTGATTTGGTGTGGGACAAGGTCAGTTATTTTACTGGAGTGATAAAACCTAGGCACCAGTTATATCCAGGGAATGACGGGCGTGGAATCTATTATCATTTTGACGATATAAAGCCTGACCTTTCGAATGTAAAAACTGGTTTTAAAATCACATGGCGAAACCATTTCCCAATGAACACAGCACAAATGGCTATTACAGATACGAACTTTGATAATTTTGATAGTCCAAGCGCCCCAGACAGTTCAAAAATGTGGTATGTGCCATCCAGCAACTATTACACAAGTGGAGGCTTTGCTAATCCGCAAGTTTTAAGTAAAGACTTATATTCTGGTGAAACTAGAAATAACATTAAACTGCCTGGTCCTGGAAGTGGTTTTCCTATATATGTAATTGATACTCATGGCAATGCTAGTAGTGATCTTTCGCTTCAATCATTCCCATCAAGCTCATTCTATACAGCCAGAGACACATATTTTAAAGACCATTTTGTATTAACAATTGAAAGTTGGGAAGACTACGTTGGAATGGATACGGCAAATACAGACTCTACGAATTTCACTGTATTGCCACTCATTGATTCTGTAGAATTCTACTAAAGAAGGTGACGACATGAAATACGTGCGAGAGAACAGGTTCTGGACTATCACAGGATTGGAGACTTTTACCCTAGGAATGTTATTCGGGTTAGAAAATAATTTTATTGATCAATCCCCGCACATGCCCGTATTCGTCAAAGTCGTGG